TAAGTTTAGCCACCTGCTCTTTTTCATGGCAGCTTTCAACAGGTATCTCATTACTGATTACCTTTTCCATTGTCCGCAGTACCTTGTCCGCTATTTCCATAATCATTGGATGTGTTTTGTACTAATAATTAAGGTATTTATTATTTCGGTTTTTTTAAATATCGCTTATTCCCTTTATCATCAACATAATATTCAATATCAAAATCTTTTAAAATGGAACTTATTGTTTCTCCCGTTTCTTCCCCTTGCCAATCCACTACATTATTACTATCGTCAATTATCCATTCTTCATTTATTAATGGGTTTTGTGAATTTCTATCATTTTTTGATATAAACGAAATAAGCCTCTCTCCATCAATTTCATTTCTTGCATTTGCATTATGATCCGACACCCTTATCTTTATTCTATCACCATCTGAATCAATAGCGTTAATATACCTACTCCCCGCAAGTTTTAGCTTTAAACTAATATCATCTTCAAGCTTTTGTTTATTTTTATCATATTCATCTTCTCCAGCCCCATCGCTCGCAAATTGCCCGCCTATGCTACTCCCCTCAGGTTCACGGGGTTGGTCAGGGTCAAACTTTTTTTTTGGCTTACCATAATCGCCAGCAACATTTTGTACCGGGTCAACACTAATACCGGCATCGGCCAGCATTGTATAACCGGTTTTTATAAATAATTCATTTGCGTTTGGATCTGTGCTATCTTCTAAATCAAAGGCCCGGCGTAATTCATTTGGAACAAATGATGGTAACGCTGCCCAAGCTGTAGCCTTAGCCTGCATATCCTGTTGCAGTTCCGGTATCTCGGACAGTTCAGGTTTTATACATTTATCAGGCCCAAACACATCAACGGTATTTACTTTTATCCCATCGCATACCCTCATTATATTTGGTATGATTGCGTTGGTGTACATATCCTTCCGCATTTCCTTAACATTGCTTTCTGTAGATGCGTGTTTGTTGTTAAACAACGTTGAAGAAACACTATAAGCATTACATATTTTATCAAAGTCAACATCAGCCATTGCCAGCGCATCTAAATCAACATTTGAAAGACCTAATTGAATAACACCCATTTCACCGGCTGAGAAATATGGTGCGCCTTTATTATCTGGGTTACGAAGAAAACGGGCAAAATTATCTTTATGTTGCCCCATTACCGTTACCTCATTATTAGCTGCTGCGCCGCCTCCCATACGATCACTATCAATGCCTGGTGTTTTATCATAAACAATAGAAGGTACACCCCCGTTCTGCAACTGTGATACCGTTCCTGAAATATTTGCCTGTAGCCTGGTTAATCTTTGTGCCAATGATTTTAGCGGACTCATGCCACGCCAACGGTCAGTGTAAATAACAGATGGATTAAAATATTTTATAAAAATAACCTCCTCAATAGGTAAGGTAAAATTAAACATCGTGTCCTGGTATTTTATGCCAATAACCTTTTGCGGAAATTCTTTTGAGATAATTAATGAAACAAAATTAGGGTGCAAAAAATGTGTAGTCAATTTTCCTTTATTTGGCCCAAGTGATATTCTTTCTTTGTACATAAACAACTCGCCACATAAATATAAATAGGTGTATAAAATCTCACGTTGATCCAAAGTAAGCGTTTTTAAATACACCTGCATATTATCGGTTTCGGGTAGTTCTGTGTCTGTTTTTTCGTTATAACCCTCTAAATGTATTTGTGCAGATGATGTGGCCAATCTGGACACAACAGAATAAACGTCATCGAATAACTGATAGGATTGAACTTCTTTAAAAACTCCCCAAGTAGGAAAAACTACGGCACTTATGTTTGATAGTATTGCATTATTATTTGATGTTTGCAGGCCTTTTACGGTTTCGACTAAAGCTGCATTTTGCTTTACGAGTTTGTTGATTCCAAACATGGTATAAATTTAATATTGTGCTGCCCGAAACCCTACAGTGGGCTTTAATTCAAAATATTCCCTCATCATTAAAGTGTCTGCAAAGTCAGGCGAGCGTCCTAAAACTTCTTTAATTTTATCCTTTGGTACCACGCCTTTTTTCATATCACTGTCCAATGATTTTTGCTTAACCTGCTCCAGTTCTTCAATGATTAATTGCTTCACCTCATCGGTTTGACACTCCAAATATAAATTGTTTTTGTTAATTCTTTCAGCTAATCTGAAATAACATTGAGATTTTAAGTTATCGAAGTTCTCAGCAATCAAATTTCCTTTAACATCCCGTGGCCCATTTGGGGAGGGAATTGCACGGCTATTATTTACAAATCCTTTGAACTTTAAGAAGTCAACAACACCACCACCCATGCCATCTTCATCCACAATAACATCACTATGGCCTATCTGCATTCGGTACCTTGCATCTTCAATTAAGGCTCCAGTAACATCCAATGTTTGTTTTTTATACGCCTTTACTTTCCCACGCCACCCGTCCCATTCGATGATGACAATTCTATCACCACCAAGCCGTGCAACGTCAACAGATATACATTTGCGGCCCGATTCAACATGTGTGTTTGTGAAAATATCTATTATTCTATCATATTCAATTAGCGTGGCCGGATCATCATCATAACGCCAATTGCCATGCAGCAACCGTTCCTTTTGTGATGGGCTTAATACCCGTGATAGATTTTCTAAATAATCTTTTGGCAACATTTTATTATCTGTTGGCAGTGCCTGAATAAATCTTTTATGCGGCTCCAACCTGCCAAGATCATTCTTTAAATAATAATCTCGGTAAAGATAATTTTTTGACGGGTTGCATGTTTGTAAAAGTTTAGGCACAAGATTGTACTCATCATTTTTCATCCGGCCTAAGGATGCGGCAAGGTTATTTTTTGCAGCCTCATCAACCTCCCCGGCTTCTTCTATCCATCCCCTTGTCATTTCACGGGAGCCAAACCTTTCATAAAGTTCATCAGACGGCATGTAAGATGCTTCAAATAAAAATACCTGAGATCCGTTATGCAGTTTGAAGAAATTATCTTGTCCGTTAAAACTCCAATATTCCTGGGTTACACCCCATTGCTTAAATACTTTCTGAATTGTAGGTATTGTAAATTTGCGAAGGTCATTAAGTGATTTACGTGCAATAAAATAAAATGTACCTGGGTAAATAAAGGCGTCCCCAAATATTAAAGCTGCACCTAAAAATGATTTCCCGCTCCCCTTGGAACCACCGTAAACAATATCATTAACGGAGTCATCCAGCCATGCGGCGGCGGCTTTCTTTTGCTTATCGTTCCCATTGGTATCAAAAGTAATTTCCAATCTCTGAGGGTTGAATTAAATGTAGCATATTGTTTTTATACTCACCGTAGTAAGGCCAATCAATAGTGCCATTATATTTTATTGACATTGCTTGTGTATCATCTTTCCAAACTACTGTACATCCGTTATCCATTTTAACAGTGAAATATTGGATAAATTTGTATGATCTTAATTCCATTGCAAATTTATAAACATCTCCCCACCATTGCCTTGTTTCCCGTGGAACAATAGTACCGGCTTCATTCTCTGGTAGTGTATCATGTATCACAATGTAACCGCCTGCATTAAGGCAACGTAAACTGTTTTCAAAATCCCGTTTAACCTGGTCTGCATGGTGGAGGCCGTCAATGAAGATGAGGTCGAAGGTATTTTTATTGCCAAAGAAAAAATAATCGGAAGTATCCCCAAATATTATATCCGTGGTGTCCAATTCAGGGTCAACCCCTAACTTATTTACACAAACAATCTTATCAAAATTATTCGCAGGGTTCTGCACCCCAATTTCCAAATAAGATTTAAGGTTATGCTTTGTTGCTAAATAGTTTAATAATTCGGTGTGTGTTTTCAATGCCTTAAATGTTTATGTATGATGTACTTAAATTCCTTTGATTGACTGTAATCCCAATGGTAAGTATTTATCCATTCAATACCCAAAGATACAAAAGCAAATGAAAGCTGATCCCTTACTGATTGCTCACTAAGTTCCTTCCACCACGCCTCATGTAATTTAATGCAATCCGGGGTGTTTTCACGTAGCATAATCCCGCTCGTAATTATTCCCTGGTATTGTGGGAAGTTAAGCATTTTATATTTAGCTTCCTGCGCTAAAACTTTACCGTTATCTGCCCGGCCATTAACAATGCACGATCTTACCTCATGGTAAATATCTGTCCTTAACGGATGCTTTGCACAACTAAACGGGGCAATAAACCTTTGCTGCCACCATTCGTTTAAACATTTATTTATCTGAAAGCTTGCATCAATCCACATGCTGTAT